GAAAGCTACAAATGAATCTTCTGAGGTTCTTGGCTGGAATCGCAAGCATGATGAATACATGGATAAGTCACACGGTACTGAAATTGGTGACAGCGCTCCTTTCGACGACGCTACCGCACACAATATCGATGAACCCGCTAATCCTGTGACAAAGACTGGTGAGATGAAGAATGGTGTTGTTGAGAATCATGGTACCGCAATGCATCCAACACAAGACCAGAACAAGCCAGCACCAGGTAATGGTGAAGGACCTTCTGATGACAATAACAAACCATTTGATGCTGAAAAGGGTCGCCAGATTGACGAGGCTATCGATGATTTCGAGGAGTCTGATGTCGATGGTGAGGACTTTGGCGCAGAGGAAGATGCTGATGCACTTGGTGCAGAGATGGCTGACGACGAACTCGCTGACGATGAAATGGAAGACGGTCTTGCTGACGATGAAATGGAAGACGAGCCTGAGGGTGAGGAAGCAGATGAAGAGCTTTATAAGGACGACCTTGAGTCAAGAATGGACGCACTTGAGGAGCTTATCGGTGCAATTGCAGAGAAACTTGGTGTAAACGAGCCGCCAGTTGACGAGGATAACTACGAGGACGAAGACCTTTTCAATGACGAGGAAGATGAAAACGAATATGACCTAGACCTTGATGATGAAGCTGAGGATGAAGAAGAGCCTGAAATCTATGAGTCAAGGGGTTACAGAAAAGCCATGATGAATGAAGAGGGTATGACCCCATTCACAGATGCTGGCAGGGTACCTGGGGACAACATGAACAAGCTTGACGACTTTGGAAAACACCCAGCATATCAGAAGGTTGTTATGACCCTTCCTCCAAAAGACCACAAGGAGTTCCCAGAGTATTATGACATGAACGACGATTCAGTTAAGAATGATGAGCCTTATGGCAAGAACATTGGTGACGGCGCTCCTTTCGAGATTAAGCCAGAGTCAATCGACAACGCAATTGCCGAGGCTGTCAGGAGGCTTAAAAAAAAAGTATAACTGAGGATAAGGGAGACATTCCAACTAAACTTGAGTTACCAAATACAGACCCATTAGGAGGTGGCGTGGACGGTATGGCAGATTTTAATACTCCAGCACCACCTATGGGGTCTGAACCCCCGATGGAAGACCCGATGATGGGTGAACCAGACATGGGTGGAGAAATGGAAGACCCAGGAATGGAAATGGGTGGAAGCCAGGAAGATGACGAACTTATGAATGTCATCAACAATCTTTCCATGGAAGATAAGGCAGCGGTGCTTAAATACGCCAAGAGCATGTCCGATGACAATGAAGGAGGCGAGGAAGCCGAAATGCCAATGGAGCCTGACATGGGTAGCGACCCAGGAATGGCTGAACCAGACCAGAATCAGATGCCCGAATCAAGGGGGTTGTTCGGAAAAATCATTGATGAAACGATAAACTCTATCAAAGGCAAGAAAGATACTGGAATGAAGCGACCAGAAAAAGGCTTAAGCAAGAAGTACAGGGACAAGAAGGATAATCCATTCGTCTCTCCTTATTAAAAACACGATGGGTGCCACATAAGGCACCCATTTTTCATTTATCACAATATTTATATAAAAATATTCGTTTATGAGGACATATGTTAAAAAAGACGGAAAATTGAATCTAATCGGAGAAGGAAGGTTATTTTCAAAGAATGAATTGATGCTGAGGGAAGATATCGATGCCAACCTTGGTTCTGCCGACAGCATACAGCAGGCGCAGTTGAAGGCGAAGAAACAGATGAACCAGAACGCTGGTGTTACATCTGCTTCCATAGAAGCTGGAAAGGCTGATGGTCAGGCTGATACTCAAAGTGGAGAGGGTATTAAGCTTGAAGTTCCAGTCAACGCTACTGGTAAACAATTGGCACAAGCCCAGAAGATGACAAAAGACCAGGGTTCTGATGATACACAGATTACCTTCACAAAGGAAGACCCAAATTCCACCAATGAATCAAGGATTTATGAAATGAGAATGAATTCAATTCCATTCACAAAGAAGGAGTTGTCATCATTGTTAAAGGGAGAGTAAATGAGAAAGATATTCATCAAAGAGGATAAACTAAGAGGTATCAATGACGAGTCTCGCCTTTTACCCAAGCATCTGTACAAGTTGTTGACAACGCACACAACGTCGCTTGGGGATAATAAGGCGTTTCCCGTTGAGGATGACCAGCCCTTTGATTATACAATAATAAAACAGAGGTTTATCGAGGTATCTGACGCAATCGATGAACTTGAACTTGAGTCTCTTGATAACGACAGCCTCATGACCGAGCTTAGTGAACTTCTAAGCAGATGCAAGGAGATGGAGGCGCCAATCAAGGATTTCCTTGAGAAGTTGTGTGAGAACGTTGTCAACAAGATGTTTTCTATTCCAGATGAAACAATAAACCTCACTTGCAAACTTGTTGGCAAGATTAAGCCAGAGAAACCAGTAAGGGTATTGCCAGAACCGATAGGAAGCGATGACTTCAAGTTCAGGAATGTTGACGACATCAAACTCTCAAAAGATGCGGTGGCAAAGAGGAGGTTCGTAAATTCCCTTATACAGGGTGCAGCCTACACATACGCAAATAATGTTTCTCTCTATGAGGAGGAACTTGACAAGGTTAATGACGAGCTTATTCCACTATATGAGAGGATAAGGATTATAAATGATTATCTCCTGTTCTCGAAGAGGGACAACATTACCAACGACAATATAATGCAGGGTGCATATGTTGAGACGAAAGTCGGGGTAGGGGAAGACAGGAGCGAGATTAAGGCGCAGGGTCTTATATTCCCGTTGTTGTTACAGGAGACTATAAAGGGATTCTTTGAGGTGTTCTCTGTGCACGGACTACCCAGCGACAGGAAACTTGCGAACTATATTATAAAGAAGGCTGACTTCATAAAGGCTGAACCGTGGGACATGAGGTTCGGTGTTACCCTTTGGAAGAAGATATTCGGGACAGTCGGTGATACTGGCGTGATACCATACGCATTTACTGAACTGATAGAAATGCCTTGCGAGGAGTTTAATTCATCAATGAATGAAATACTTTCATCAACAGAGAAGGGTGATGAGATAATTGGCGATATAATCAGTAAGTCATACAATGATTCTGATTATCAGGAATTTAAGAACAGTATAGTTAAGAGGAACCTTGACAAGAGTATAATCTCAGACGGATATTTTTCTGCCGCAGAACTTGATGGGCTTGACCTTGATGATGATAGCACGGAAGGTGATGTCATCGAGGAAGATGGTGAAAACCATGGTGTGGAAACATATTACAGGGGCATTTGCGGACAATTGGATAAATTGAAATACAAACGGCAGATATGGCTTGCTGATAATCCAGAGTATGCAGCAGAATATGCAGAGGAATGCGAGGATGGGCACCTGTACGAGTTTGATATTGACAGCACAAGATTAAAACCATATGACTGGTACTACAATATGCCAGATTGGTGGGAACCGATTGATGGCTTCTCAGAGGAGACACAGAATGAGGTAATGAATGACGGGTATAATTGTTATACATTCCCATTGGACAGTGCTGATGTGCTTGTTATTTTTGACCCATCCCTGATACTTGATGTGAGAGAAATTCCATTAGAAGAACATTTGGAGGGAAATTAATGACTAAATACCAATGTGACCAATCCTGGCGATTGGTCATTTTGGGTTATAAGTGTTTTTGAGTGTAAAGGAAGAGATATGATATTTGATTCTATACAAGCCGCTAAGGACTATGCAATGTTCTATGCGGACAAATCAAGGATAAAGTTCATCGAAAGGTATTTCAGTACCATGGATGCAACCAAGGGAAGGAACTCACAATTTTTGTGTTTTCCAAGACAGAAAGTGTTCCTAAAAACCCTTGCTGAGAACAATAATGTTGTGGCAATCAAGCCGAGACAGTGCGGTATAACAACCCTTAGTGCTGGCTGGGCTGCTGCTGAGTGTGTGTTTGCATCCAAGGACGCGCCACTTACAATCCTTTGTATTGCCAACAAGAAAGAACAGGCAGAGGAAATCCTCATTAAGATAAAGGCGTTTCTTGAACAGGTTCCGAGATGGTACTGGGGTGACGAGTATTTTAGTCCAGACCCAGATGCGGAGAAGAACTCAAAGACAATATTCAAGAAGGACGCACAGTCCAGAATTGAGCTTTTCAACGGTTGCAGGATTATAGCCAGGGCTAGTACGGCTAACGCAACTCGTGGTATATCGGCTGTATCCGTGCTTATAATGGACGAGGCTGCATTCTTTGAGGACGGTGTTGCCGCATACACAACCGCTGCCGCTACAATGGCTTCAAACCCAAAGTCAAAGACCGTGATGGTTTCAACGCCTAACGGTAGGGATGAGTTGTATTATAATACATACAGGCAGGCGCTTAACAAGGAGAACAACTTCGTCGCAGTGCAGTTCAGGTGGTATCAGGACCCGCGTTTTAACAAGTACCTTGTATGGAAGAAGAAGGACGAGGCAACTGGAGAGTGGTTGTATGATGAGGACCCGATAATCAGTGAGGACGGTAGCATTAAATATGACGAGGAAAGATGGGCAAGGCTTGAGCATGAGGGGTGGAAACCAGACAGCCCCTGGTACGAGGACATGTGCAAGCAGTTCAATAACGACCCGATGAAGATTGCACAGGAGCTTGACGTGTCGTTCATGGGTTCTGCCGACAACGTCGTCGCACCAGAGTTCATCAGGATGCAGGAACAGCTTAACACCCGTGAACCCCTTGAGGATTTTAAAGACCCCATTGTTGAGGAAACGTGGTTCTGGAAACAGCCGATAGACGGTCATAGGTATATTTGTGCCGTTGACCCAAGTAGAGGCACTGCTGCCGATAGAACTGCAATCGAAATCATAGACATGGATGGAAGGGATGAGAACGGAATGCCTATTATAGAGCAGGTTGCCGAATATGTAGGAAGGAAGCTGGGTGATGACGTCGGTGCAATTGCATACCAGTATGCCACGATGTATAACGATGCATTCGTTGTGGTTGACTGTACTGGAGGACAAGGTGACGCTGCAATCCTGACGATGATTAACCTTGGGTATAAAAATCTGTACTATGAGGACATGAACCAGAAGACATACACCGTGCAGAGGTCAACGAAAGACTATGACGGGTATACCGACAAGCTCCCAGGTTTCCATTTCCAGGGAAACAGATACCCAGTGCTTTCAAACTTTGCTGGTCTTGTAAGGAATAATGAGTTCAAGATTCGTTCCAACAGGGTGATATCAGAACTTGAGACATGGATATTCAAGGGAGATAACGGAAGGATGGACCACCAGTCTGGAAGCCATGACGACACGATTACGTCGCTTGCAATGGGACTGTTCGTCATGCAATATACAGTCAATAGGCTACAGAAGACGATTAACAAGGACAAGGCTATACTGTCCGCGTATATAATGGGTGGAACCATGAGCACAAGGGGTCGCAATACAAATAGCGGAAGCATCATGATGACCCCAAGAAATGGTTTGCCGATATATAACGGCTCCAAGATAAAGACATTCAACGACAAGATAAACGGTACTTATATGTGGTTATTTGGCAGTACAAAAAGATGACCTGAACTATTTATAGAAAAACGTATTTTTATTATATTTTAAGAAGAATATTTTATAACTATGGCGAAGAAAAATACCGTATTCCAGGCTTTGGATAAAGCCATAACTGGAAATTGGAAATCAAATGATATCGTGACACCACACGTCAATTCATATGATTTGAGTGGTGGCAGGGGCGACGAGGTTATATTCAGGACGACGGACAAAGATGAGTATAACCAGAAGAAACTGGAACTCCAGCAGAACAAGTATCTTAAGGATAGATGGGTAAAGGCAAACGTAAACCTGTCTGTTACCGCATATGCTGGTCTTAATAATGTCAAGTTGATGTATAGGGATGCTGACCTTATGGATGCATTCCCAGAAATTGGTGCCGCACTTGAGATTCTGTCAGAGGAATCGACAATAACCAATGCAGACGGAATGGTTGTCAATGTGTATTCCAAGTCAGAGAGAATCAAGAGCATACTTGAGGACTTGTTTGTGAATAGGTTGAACATACAGCTTACAGCACAGATGGTGATTCGTGCGATGTGTAAGTACGGAAACCAGTTCATGCTCCTTGACATTGACAATAAGAACGGTATCAAGGGCTGGAAACAGCTTCCCGTGTTCAATGTTGAGAGAATCGAGAACGGAATCCAGAACCCGTATGGCGGTGCTTCAATAGCAATCAACGGCACAAACAAGAACGACGCTGATTTGTCAACAAAGTTTGTGTGGCTGGATGACAATAACTCACAGACTCCTTTCAGGGACTGGCAGGTCGCACATTTCAGACTGCTTTCCAATTCACTTTATCTTCCATATGGAGTGAGCTTCCTTAACTCTGCGAGAAGACACTGGAGAATGCTTTCCCTGATGGAAGACATGATGCTCATATACAGGCTTGAGCGCTCAATTGAAAGGCGTGTGTATAAGATTTACGTAGGTGCGATTGATGACGCGGACGTACAGGCATATGTGGAGGAAGTGGCAAACCAGTTCAAGAGGACGCCTATTATCGACCCGATGACTGGTCAGGTTGACCTCAGGAAAAACCTTCTTGACGTTTCCCAGGACTTGTTTATCCCTGTTCGTGACGAGAACGCACCTACCCCGATTGACACCCTTTCTGCCGCACAGAATATGACGGCACTTGACGATATCAAGTTCGTACAGAACAAGGTGTTTACCGCATTGAGGATACCGAAGACATTCCTTAACTTCGAGGAGAACGCTGGTGACGGAAAGAACCTTGCGCTTCTTGACATAAGGTTCACAAGAACCATTAACAGGGTGCAGCAGGCATTCCTCATGGAGCTTACGAAGATTGCGACCATCCACCT